TAAAGTTCTTATATAGAGAAAGGTAATCCAAATATGAAACACCAGCCATAAAGTATCTCTTACGATAGGGAGACCAGAAACACTCACCAATTGGTGATAAACGATTTGCGGTTTTCTGTCCCAACAACCGTTTGATACGATTGTACAACATTGGTGTATCGAAGTAATCAATGTTCCACCCAGTTACAATCGATGGATTAATCATCTCATACAACTCCAAAAACTTCAACAACATTTGTTCTTCCCTTTGAAATGGAATCACAATTGCTTTATCGGTTTTTCTTTCCAACATCTCACCACTTTTATCCATAACCAACACCCAATATTGATTGGTTACCGAATCATGTAATGCGATAGAGGTTAGTTCGTTCTCTGCTTTCTCTGGGTCAGGTAATCCACTCTCCATCTCACACTCAATATCATAAGTTAAGATTGTGTGTCCTTCTGATGGTAAATCCGAATCAGTATAAGTATCTACCAAAACTCTCGTAGTTTCGGGTACATCTGATTCAAAAAGATTTGGGTCATCCTTTGTGTATTTGTAGATTTTGGTTACTCTATCCCCATATAGAGTTTCAAACTCCCCATTTGCCGCTTTTTCGTAAGCGTATCGAGTGTATGGGAAATTAAAGTATCCTTTCTTATCATCCCAAATATGTACGAGATTCTTTTCTCGTTGGTAGTAGCAATTTTGATACAAACTGTTCTATTTTTTAATTGATTACAAATATACGAAAATTAATCTTAATTTCCTATTAATTTTGAATGTAATTCTTTAATCATTACATCTTCATTAGCTGAAAGTTCATTAGCTCTTTGAATTGCGTTTAAATCCAATTGATTACGATAAGTATTATCATCTAATATCTTATCTAAGATTTCAAAGAAATCCTTCTTCTTACTCCAAAATAAACCATTAGGGTCAATCTCTCTATAACAATCGGATTCTTGCCAAACCATAGGAGTTCCGTTCATCATACAATCAGTACCACTTACACTCCAACCATAGTTAGTTTGTCTCATCTGAATACCAACTGTACAATCTTGTAATCGTTGGTAATATTCGTGCTTTGGTGATTTTGAATTATCAATCCAACTTTCGGGTGATTGTCCATTTAACTGAGGAATCCATACCACAAAATCATCTCTTCGTTTACGATATTCTCTCATCAACTCTAAGAACTTTGGATATCCTTTATATGCAGCTGCTCGGTGGTTAAATACGATAATCTTTCTTTTGTTTTCAGATGGTTTCTCAACAATCTTAGATTTCTCCACACCTAAATTCCATACTGTAAGAATATTATCTAATTTCTCAACAAAGGTATCATTGAATAATTCCTTTGCTTCTTTTAAAACTCTATTCTTTTGGTCTTGGGTATTCAGATAGCAAGTTTCCATTTGGGAGATACCCAATAATTCTATCGGTAACCACAACCACTTTGCCTTACCATCTCGCCTATCTACTCCATTACAAGGTAAGTGTTTAGAACCCTCAAACCAATGAGAATATCCAATAATCTTTGTTCCAAACTTTGCATATCTACCAACTTGTGGCCAATCAGGTAAATGTGAATAGATTACATCATATTCAATATTCTTTAGATGTTTCATTAATTCATCAGATGGAAATGCTCTCTGATTCATCATATCACCCGGAATATCTATTTGGTGTTGTTTTACATTAGGTAGGTTAAGTTTCTTTGTAACATTACCATTTGGAACTAAAACATGCCAAAAGTATTCACCATAAGATTCCAATGCTTTGATGTGATTATGTATTACATCAATAAATGAATCCTTTTCAATATTGGAAGAGTTGGTGATATTTGGAATCACCAACACTTTCCTACTATTGTTATAGTCTATTGCTTCCCAAAACTGCATTAATCTAATTTGTTTACCATTGTTGAAACCATCTCATGTATTTTAAATGTATAACCCAATGGTGATAAGTAGTATTTCAACTTACGAAGTGCATCCGGCTGATGAACCATCTTCCAATTCTCCTCAGCGTCTGGATTAGGGTGATATACCGTAATTACTATATTGGTTTTAGTGGGTTCATATGTTTTAGTCTTTTCATTGTATTCGGTGTGAGCAAATATGGTATTAAAGATATTATCCCACTTAAACATAGCCGAACTGTAACCCATTGAAATTGTGTTACTATCTCTGAATCCTTCGATGGTTGCCTCTTTAGTTTTACTGTGAACTTTATCAGTATAATCAATCCAAAGTTTATTAGCCAATGCCAAATTGTTTTTATCAATCTCAACTTTGGATTTTTTAAGGATTCGAGTTATCTGTCTTTTGGTAAATCCACAAAGTTCCAAATACTCTTTGTTTCCATTTGAATCATATGGAGTACCATTTGAGTAAGTACCAACAATATACTTAACAGCATCATCAATGGTCATTGGTTTTTTGATAATCTCAGGTTTTTTGTTTAGTAAGTTACTAACACCTTTAAGTTCATCATTAGTATATTCCGAATGAACATCATATGGAATTCTGATTACAGGAACTTCAGAACAATGCTTAGCATCTTTAGCGCCACCTAATGTGTGGTTACCATCACCTACGATATCTTTACCAGATTGTCTACCTTCATAAATTACAATAGGAGAACACTTATCAGTATTACCACCAGCATCATCAATTCGTTCTTTAATTTCTTGTCGGAGTTCTTTACTTTCTTCGGAACGAACCTGTAATCTAGCTAATTCGTAGATATCATCAACTGATTCTTTTGTGATGGGGAATTCACCATTTACAATCTTATCAGCGAGTTCCTTCATCATATCAATATCAGGTTGAGCAAATTTAGCTGCACCATTTGATTTATTGTAAAACATTGGATTGTTTCGTGCATCGTTATCCTTTAGAATCTTTCTTTCAGATACCGTCATTTCAGCATAGCTACCATACTCCAAAATCTCAAATTTGAAATTTCCAGCTGAACTTTCAAATTCTTTACCAAATTCTGTATTGGTAGATGAGTGCCAATAACTATCTCCCACATATCCCTTATGAACACCAACATAAACTTTGTTGTTATCTAAGTTAGTGTAACGATAAAGATATCCTTCATAAATTGTGGGTACTTCCCCAAGTTGTACCTCTTTGATTGATGGGGGTGTGTTTGAAGCGTTTAACATACTTTTAAGGTTTAATAATTTTAATATGGTTCAAATATACAAAATATTTTTCAATTATCCAAATCTTTTTACCAAAAATTTATTTCGTTACTTTCTTCGGGTGGATAGGTTAAATGATGGACCACTTCAGTATTGTAATCATTCAAATCTTTTGGGTAAGGTCTAATCTCATGCTTCAACCTTTTCATCAAATCCTTTTTCTCTTTTTTGTTTTGAGCAAGAATCTGAATGTATCTATGTTTTGGTGGTTCTTCTCTTCTCCAAAATTCTTTGTATCCTTCTTTTCCAATTTCTCTTTTGAGATGTTCTAAATTACCACTACCCCAATTGTTGAATACAGTTCTAGAGTGAATCCAATCGTATGGGTCATTGGATAGTGAGATACCCCAATTGGGCATCAAAGCGATATCAGTATTCAACCCCTGATAAATCCAATTGGTTGCTTTATAGATTCCACCAACATGCCCTTGTCCATTGTTAGCGTAAGATAGAAGAACCTTAATATTGGTATCGTTATCTTTTAACCATTGAAAGGTCTTACCCAATGCACAACTTTCAATGTTTGAACCATACCCATCATCTACATATAAACGAGTAAGTTCTAAGATATTATCCTTTGTTAACCCTTCACAAACTGAAGTGGATGCTTTTGCACCAACTGGGAAACCATATACAGCTACACCAACTAATTCTTGGTCATTTCCGAATACATCTTTTTCATCCATTGTGTGGTAGATACCTAATGCGTATCTACAAGCAGTCCAAGCGTGAGTATAGTGCTTTTTGATAATCATATCTTTAGCGATAGATTTAGCAATAGGAGCTACACTTACTTTAGATGCATCTACATAATGTTTTCCTTCTTCTTTCATTTATCTTATTTACACCATTCGTGAAATGCCAAATGGTAAGCATCCACCTTTCTTAACTTCGGATTTTCCTTTAGTTCTTTGTTTGCCCATTCCATTACCTCAGCTCTCATACCATATGCATGAGCTTCGTGTAGGATTTCTTCGATTTCTTCAGATTCAGTCATAATACTAATTTTTACAAATATACAAATTTATTTTTAAACTACCAAATTTATTGGGTCCATTCTATGAATTTCTTCAATAAATTCTTCATTTTCTTTTGGATAGGGGAATGTTGGGTGCTTTATCGTTTTCATAATCTTTCTTCGTTCACCACCCTTTGCTAAGATATAAACATATCTATGTTTTCTGGGATTCTTTTTTATCCAAAATGTAGATGAACTCATCTTTTGTATTTCTTTTGGATTATTTGTTCCGAATTTTACATAAGAAGTTCTTCCATGGTGCCATTCACCACCCTCTTCCCATCGGAAATCCCAACTATCATTAAATCGGAGTTTGTTACCCTGATACAACCAGTTCGTTGCTTGATAAATCGTACCACAATGCCCCTCTTTTGGGTCTGAGTATGATATTAATCCTTTGATATGTGGTACATTTTCTCTTAACCAATCAAAAGTTTGAGATAAGAACCAACTTTCAATATTAGAACCATAACCATCAAATACGAATAATCTGGTTAGTTCCAATACTTCGGTTCTTTCTAATAAAGGGGATATAGATTGTCCTGCGCTTCTACCAATCGGGTCTCCATAACAAGCTACACCAATTAGTTTATCTTCAACACCACTAAAGAACGGATGTTCTTCTACTTCTGAGGTAAATAAACCAATAGCGTAGGATACCTTTGTCCACAATCCACTATAATGGTTGTTTACAATGATATCCTTCGCTACCGATTTAGTTATTAATCTAATGGATAGTTTTGAAGTATCGCAGTATTCTTTGTTTTCTTTCATAAACTACCAGACCAAAATTCATTCAAATGTGTCCACGTTTCGTTTCTTACGATTCTTAGAATATTGGCTGAAGAACATTTATTGTTACGAGCCATAACTCTAACATTTCTATGTCCCATTTTCCATAACCTTCTTATTTGTATAACCTGCTCATCTGTCAATTTTGATGATGGATGAGACTGACCTCTTAGTATTGGCATCCTTTATTTATAGTAATCCGTTTAGTATATTTTCGTATGTCATTTCAGATTGTGCTCCAACTACTGATTGAATCACTTCACCATCCTTCTCAACTACTACAAATGGAATTGAACGAACTCCATATTTTCCAGCTAATTCAGATTGTTCATCTACATTAATATACGAAAATTTTACCGAATTTCCAAATTTTCCTTCCAATTTTTGAAAGGTTGGTTTTAGCATTCTGCAAGGTCCACACCAATCTGCTTCGAATTTTTTAATCTCTACCATTTTATGTAATTTATCGTTTAATATTAGCCTTCACATGCAACACATTGTAAATCATTCAGATTCAATCTCTTTCTAGCGAAAGCTTGAGCTGAGTTCATTGAGTGTTGGTAGTAAAGTGTTTTTACTCCTAACTTCCAAGCATCGATGAGGAGTTTGTTTACATCTTTAGTTGGCATATCAGGTGCAATCATTAGATTCAATGATTGTGATTGGTCAATGTAATCTTGTCTGATAGCTGCTTGGTTGATAATCGTTGATTGGTTAATTTCAGCAAATGTTCTAAATACTTCTTTTTGTTCATCGGTTAAGAACTCCAAATGTTGTACTGAACCATCTGCTTTCTTAATACTATCCCAAACTTCTTTTGTATCATATCCCAATTCTACTAATAATCTTTGTAGAATTGGATTTTTAATAGTAACTTTCATTTTAGCTACATCTTTCACATAACAATTTGACCAGATTGGTTCGATTGATTGTGAAACCTGTCCTAAGATGAAGGCTGAAGAAGTGGTTGGAGCGATAGCATTAAGAGTAACATTTCTTCTACCATATCCTTTTAGGTATTCAGGTTCACCATATTTTTTAGCCATCTCTTTAGATGCTGCATATGATTTATCCTTAATTAGTTTGAACACTTCAACATTCATTTTTGCAGCTTCTCTACTATCAAATGGTAAACCCTTTGATTGTAAGAATGAATGCCACCCCAATACACCTAAACCTAATGCTCTTTGTCTTTTAGCGAAGTTGTATGCTTTTTCTAAGTAGAAGAATCCTCTCTTACCTTCGATTGTACCATCATCTCTAATATCTTCAATCTTAGTAAGGAATTCACTTACAACTGCATCTAAGAAATAAGTCATAGTTTCAACCGCATCAGTATCTTTCCACTCATCATAGTGTAAAACATTCATTGAAGAAAGTACACAAACGAATGATTCTTCTTCTGAGTTATGAAGAGCGATTTCAGAACATAAATTAGAGTTATAGATTTTAGCGTTCTTATCTTTGTACACATCCACAGTATTTTTGTTCATTGTATCATGGAACATAATATATGGATATCCAATTTCACCTCTTCTTTGAATTACTTTTGCCCATGCTGCTCTTTTTTCAGTATCACCAGCAATCATTTCATTCATAAATTCATCAGTAACCGTTACCGCATGTGTAAGGTCTTGGATTGGTGCACCTTCAGTACCGATTTCTAAGAACTCCATAATATCTGGATGTTCGATTGGTAAGTATGGTGAGAATCTACCTCTACGAGTAGAACCCTGTGAAATGTTATCAACTACACTTTCGAATAAGTTCATAAAGTGAACAGCACCAGGAGCATGACCATTATCAGTAATTTCAGCACCTCTATGTCTGATGTTACCAAAGTAACCAGAAGTACCACCACCCATTTTACTCATTTCACCAACTTCGGCTTGTGTGTAAAGAATGGATTCGATGTTATCTCCAATGTTAGAACCAAAACAACTTACAGGCAAACCTCTCTTCTTTCCAAAGTTAGCCCATACAGGTGATGAAAGTGAATACCACCCTCGTCCCATATACCCAACAAACTTATCAGCGAATCCTTCGATTCCTAATAGGTTTTCCGCATGGGTTGCAATTGTTCTAATTCTTTCTAGGGGTTCTTCACCCTCACTCAAATATCCTCTTCTAAGGAATGTAATGGATTCTTCATTAATCCAATCAAATAATTTTCTATCGCTCATAATGGTAACTTTTTAAAATAAATCGTCTGATGTAATCGATTTTTGTTTTTTGCTGTAATTAATACTTCTCTTATTAAAGAAATCAGTATGTTTTGTAGTAAGAATTTCATCATCAAACCACTCAGTTGTTTCTAATAATTTTTCATCGATACTGAAAACACTATCAATACCAATTGCTCTTAATGACCTGTTAAATCTATCTTTAATAAATTCCAAAGTTTGTTCTTTAGTTAAAAAATCTAAATCACCTTCTTCAAACATCCAATCTACAATTTCGGATTCTGCATCATATGCATCTAAAGTTGCATCAACAATATCTTCCTTCAATTCATCAGTCCACCAATCAGGATTTTCTGATTTAATTGTGTTAACCAAATCAAAACCAAACTCAGCATGTATGTTCTCTTCTTTAGAAGTTGCTTCTACTGCGTTACTCATACCCTTCAATACATTTTTATGTTTGTTGAAAGACATGATTACTAAAAATTGTGAGAATAAAGATACATTCTCAACAAACATAGAGAAAAGAATAACCGATTCAAAATATTCTCTATTTTCAATTGAACGAGCCCCACTAATAGATTTTTCCAAATATTTGATTCTTCTACGAATCGCAGGTACTTCCATTAGGTTCTCAAACTCTGAGTTTAGCCCTAAGACTTGAATGAGGTTAGAATATGCATCAGCATGTCTAACTTCAGATTCGGCGAAAGTAGCACCAACATTTCCAATCTCAGGTTTTGGTAATTTTTTGTAGATATCTCCCCAAAAGGTTTTAACAGCGATTTCGATTTGTGAGATTGCCAACATAGCTCGTTGAACTGATGTTTTTTCAGCTTCACTCAAATGTACTTTAAAGTCTTGGATATCTGATGTGAAATTGAATTCAGTATGAACCCAATAAGAGTGTCTGATTGCATCAACATACTCTACTAATTGAGGATACTCATAAGGTTTTAAGTTTACTCTCTTCTTAAAGATATTTGGTTTGTTCTTTGAACGATAAAGGATATACTCCTTTGCTACATTATTCAAACCAACATCCATAAGTTTATTCTCAACTACATCACCAATCTCATCTACCTTTGCAGTAGTTTGGTATTCATATTTGAATAAACTTCGTTGTACACTTCGTGCAACCTTTTCCGCAACTTCTTCATCTATTTTATCAATAGTTTCCATTGCCTTTAATATAGAATTCTGAATCTTGCTCAGTTCAAAACTCTCTTTTTCGCCACTTCGTTTGATTACGAAATAAACATCATTCGTTGTAGTATCTACAAAATTACTCATAGTTTATTTTTCTCTAATAAATGTACCATCTACGGTCTTTCCCTTCCTATCTTTGATTTCATTCCAAGCTGATTCCAAACATTCGGTAGGTTCTAACCCCAATTGTTTTGCTAAAATAATAACCGTAACAAATGTATCACCGATACCATCGATTACCTCATTTGTATTTTTTCCTTTTAGGATTGCTCCCATTGTTTCTCCTAACTCTTCCATCACCTTCATAGATTGTTTAGGTGCATTTTCGGGGGAAAGGATTCCCTTATCATCAGCCCATTGGGTGATGTTATCAATCAATTCATCGAATGTCATAATAATGTATTTTGTAAGTTGTAAGTTCCCAATATTTCTTCACCAGCTTTGATTGGTTTGATTACTTTTCTAGCAACCGAATCAAAATTTCCGTTCTCTTCCGCCGTATTGGTGAAGGTTATTGGATTAGCTAAGTTAAAATAACATTCGTTAAATAATCTAAACCAAATCATTGGATAGTTTGGTTTATTTTCATATGATTTAAGAATCATCATTTTAACATAATCAGGTAAATCATTAAATTCACCTTTGTCTAAAGTATAGATTCTACTCTGACCTTCCCAAACTTTAAACAACGATTCACCAATCTCTAAATCTCTTAGAGCAAATGTTCCTATCCCATGTAATGGAGATGGAGCAATATTGGTAACGATGTGATTAGAAAGATAATCGTAGACACCCATACTAAAGAACTAATTATTTGTTTTCTTCTACTGAAGCTTTTCTATAATCGGTTACTAATTTTTTCACTTCACCAATTGCTTTTCTAGCTCTTGATTTAGATGCCTTAGTAGTTCCGTTATGATTTTCTTCGAATTCTACGAAGAGTTCTCTCATTTGTTCGAATAGTTCTTGTGATGTTGCCATAGAAATTTAATTTTAAATCTTCCACTTAGGTGTGAAAGGTGATTATACATATTGTATATATTGGAAAAAAAATTGTTTCCAAAGTTAATTTTTTTACTTTTTTTCTTTTTGATATTTTGTACAAATTTTGATACCTACCCAAAGTTTTCAACATACTTTTTATGTAGTAATTTTTTCTCCATTTGTTCGCCATTTGCAGATTCTTTTTGTGTTATGATTCCATCCGCTGAATTACCTTCGTATACTTCAATGAATCCAGTGTTGGTATCCATCTTAGATGGGAATGTAATCCCATCAGGTCCGAATCGGTTTTTCATAATATGGAATCGTGCAGTATTGTTCAATTTATCCTTTGATTTTCTACTAATACTCATAATGAAATCAGCGTTCATTACCTTAGCGTATGAATCTGCTACTTTATCCGCTTCGATAACTTCTGAATCAATTGCTGAACGATTGGTTTGGGATGCTGTCCAAATTGGAATACCCAACTCTCCACTAATACCTCTCAACTCAATGTAAACACCACCTTGCTCACCATAGGTTGAATCAGATTTATTGGAATGAGAAAGTAACAAATCAGCGTAGTCAATAATAATCAAATCAGGTTTATTTCCTGCTGCTGTCATTTTCTCAATATGGGCTTCTATCTTTTTAGCGGATACACCTTTAGGTGGGAAATACTTAATAAGGAGTTTACCTCTTAATCTTTGTATTTTATCTAATACCTCATCTTTCTTATCTTTCACATCAGCTGATGGGATTTGTGTAAATACAGTATCGTATCTCTGCCCAACATAATGTTCTGATAATTCCAATGAATAATGTACTACATTGAGTCCAGCTTTCACAGCTGCTGCTCCTAATGCACATAGTACCCAAGTCTTTCCAACTCCAGAAGGTGCTACTGCTACTCCCAATTCACCAGGTCCCAAACCACCATCCATCAATTCATTAATACAATCCCAACCAGTTGGAACGGTATTTCTATTAACATCCTCAGTTCTTTCTTCAAAGTCCAAAAGGTAATCGTGTCCCAAATCGGAATCCACTCCTACCTTCATTGCTTTATCTACTAAATCTTTGATTCTATCGTAGTTTCCAGCTTTGAGTAAGTCAATAGATTGAACAATTGCATTTTTTAGGTTTTGGTTAATACAAAATGAAGAAAATTCTTTCTTCACATACTCCAAATCCGAATCACCAACTTGAGTGAATACTGATTTAAGTTGCTCTACCACACTCTTCTGAAATCCCTTATCATCTAATTTTGAAACCTCAACTTTAAATACATCTAAGGTTGGTGATTTCTTAAACTCATCGTAATAAGAAACCACTTCTTCCGCAATCCATTTATTTGCTTCAGATTCAAAGAATTTTGGATGTATAATCTCACTAAGTGTATCCAACATACGAACATCAGCAATCAATGAAGAAAGTACCTTTGTTTGAAATGATTGACCGTATTTGGAAAGAGTGTCTATGTTTTGCATGTATCTATAACCTAATTTGATTTCACAAATATACGAAAAATTTGTGATATATCAAAACTATTTTGTAATAATGTTCTGAAAGGTTGAATGTAACCAATCATTTATATCTCTCCAATTTTGGAGAATTTTGTATTTCTGTCCAACTCTAAGGAAATCTAGCTTTTTAAATTCTACATCATCCTCATTATATCTATCCAAAATCTTTAGCTTTTGGTTAGTTGGAATGTGTGGTTCATGCAATTCCATTAACCTCTTATTCATAAGAAGTTGGTCTTTAGCATTTAAGATATCATCATATAATTTGATTTTACCTTTCTTATCCTCACACATTTGGAAGAAATCCTCATGTGTTATCAACCTATCCTCAGAAAGTTCAGGAAACCTCTTTAAAAGGGTTTTAATACCACATCCTCTGATACCTGGTATATTATCAGATTTATCCCCATCCAAAGTTCTATATAACAAAATATTTTGTGGCCATATTCCAAACTCATCATAAACCATTTGCCTATCATACATCTTCTTTTTAGTTGGTGAGAACACCTTAACCTTTTCAGAAACTAATTGTAGGAAATCTTTATCTGTTGAAACAATAACAACTTCACCATTTTCGTTTTCTTCGGTGTGTTTAGTTAAATATGCAATTGTATCATCTGCTTCAATACCATCATAAATCATAGTTTGAACTGGAAGATAATCCAATATATCGTTTAACCAAACAAATTGTTGTTTCATAGAGAGTCTTTCTTGTTCTTCAGTCATCATTTCACCATATTGACGATTAACTCTGAATCGATTCTTCTCTCTACCTGCCTTATATCCTTCGTGAATTCTTTTTCTGGATTGTGAACCATTTTGTCCATCAAAAGTTACAATACAACGAGTTGGATTGAATTCTCTGATTTGGAATCCAATGGATTTGAGTGAACCAATCACCCCACCCGTATGGTCACCATCCTCATTCATTGTGGGGTTGGTTGTCCAGCTACGGATAAAGGTGTTTAGTCCATCAATAACAAGAACTCTACTATTCCTTTCACGAAGATGATTTGTTTTGTGTTCCTCATTTACTTCGTTGAGGATATCTTTATAGAGTTCTCTCATTACATAGTTGTTGTAGTGGTGTAAGTATTTTGAACACCAAAGTACTTATCAATTGTTTCCAATCTATCATTTGCATCTACCAACATTTGTAATGCAGCTTCTGCGTTCTCATAGAAATCACCAGTTGAATGGTCACCAATCCCAGCGGGATGTTTCTCCAACAACTCCAATGTAAGGAGTGCTTTTGCTTTATCCGCTTCAGCGGATGTTTTTAACATTTCTCTTAATCTGCTCATAACTTATTATTATTTTAATTTAATCTACAACTTCAGCACCATCGGTATCCAATTCATGTGAATCAATATCTTTGGAATCTGATTTATATTGTAGAATCGTTTCTTCACAAATCTTTTTGTAAATTTGTTCCCTCAAATCATCTCTATCATCCATCATTTCGATGAAATCCTTAGATTGAAATTTGATTTCTTCTCCAGTTTCAGTATCCACATAAGTGTACCAAGCACCAGCCTGCTTAACCAACTTATTTTCTTTCATTACTCCTAACCAAGAACCATAGTTATCTATACCTCTATCGAAGAATATTTCAAAATCAGCTGAGCGAAGTGGTGGTCCCATTCGGTTTTTGATAACTTGACAACGAACTTTCATACCAATGGTTTTATCTTGCCCATTAACCTTTTGTTTGATTTGTCCCATATTCTTCAAACGAAGTCTAACTGATGCATGGAATGCAAGAGCTTTCCCTCCAGAAGTAGTCCACGGGTCACCAAACATAGCGTTCATTTTCTGTCTAAGTTGATTAGTGAATACCAATGTTACCTTTTGTCTACCAATCATATTGGTAATCTTTCTCATCGCCTTTGAGATGATAATAGCTTTATCAGTAGCATATCCATCTTTTCCGTAATCTGCAGCCAACTCATTCTTTGTTGATGCTGCAGCAACTGAATCCACTACGATTGTTACTATCTTATCCTTTTGTGTGGTTCTTACCTTTTCAATGATAGTTTCGGTAAATTCAAAGATTTGTTCAACTGAATCAGCTGATACATAAAGGAGTTTTGTTACATCTACTCCAATAGCCTCTAAGAATTCCCTACTTACCGCAGTTTCAGTATCGATTAGAACCGCAACACCACCTTGCCTTTGTGTTTCAGCAAGGAGGTGTGCAGATACTAATGATTTTCCACTTTGTTCTAAACCAGTGATTTCTGTAATTCTACCAACGGGAAGTCCACCATAAGGGCGATTCGAAATGGCAACATCCAACATAGCTGCTCCAGTCGATATCCATCCCTCAACATTAGTGGGTGCATCATCCTGTCCTAAGAAGAAAGCAACCTTTTGGTCTTTGTTCGTTTTGTTTAGCTCGGAAGCTAGTTCCGCCGCTAAATCCATTTCTTTTTTCGCCATTTAAATTAGATTATCCGTTAAATAAATCATCAAATGCTGATGCTACATCATCCAATTTCTTTTTTTCTTCAGTAGTTACCTCATTCGTTGGTGCTGCAGTTACTGTAGCTGATTGAGGAGTTGATGGTGTTGAAAGATTAGATTCACTTACACTCTCTTCACCTTCTTCGGCAGTTGGGTTTAACCAACCTTCTAATACTGATTTCAACTCATCGTAAGATAATTCTGAATAGATATCAGTAATGTTACTTTGAGATTCCATAAAGTTTTGGATTGCAGTTTCATCTGATGCCAATGGGGTTACATTTGGTTTAACACGGATAGTAGTTACAGGATAAGAAGTTCCTGCATCTTCAGCCGATACATACTCAATAGTAATATCTCTACCATTTGTAGGGTCAGTAATATCACCATAGTCTGGGTCAGCAATGTAACCTAAGATTTCCTGATAAACAGTCTTTCCGAATCCCCAAAACTTAATTCCTTCACCTTCTTCACCACGAACAAGAACAGGAACAAAAGTACGAAGTTTCGGCTCCATTTTCTTAGCCGCCTTCCAATCTTCTTTATCACCCATTCGCTTCAATTTCTCAGCAAATTCTACGATAGGGTCAGGACGCCCGAACGAAGATGGAGATAAGTAAGTTTTGTTGTTGATGTTGTAGTGGAAGAATAGTTCAATGAAAGGATTCTCAGGAGAGAATTTGTAAGGAACGATTCTTACTTGATGTTTACCCGGAGTGGGTTTCC